GCTGATCCTGTATACAACAGAGCAACAGCAGTTGCAACATTGACTAATGATGCTATTACAAGTATAGATATTGTTAATCCAGGATTTGGATATTTAACACCACCACCTGTAATGGTTGAGTCTGGATCACCTCTACAAGAAGAGATATTCTCAATCAAAGCAGAAGGTGATTTTGGTGAGATTGTTCATGTTGGAATAGGAAATACATTTATTGCATTCCAACTTAAATCTGAACAGTATGATAATGCTACTTTGGGTATTGGATACTCATCATTAAATACTTTTGGAATTACAAATTCTCAAATTTCGGAAGGTGATTACTTTATAATTACCAATAGTAATAGCACTATTGGTTCTGCATTGACAGGAATAACAACTAGTTCTGGTGGTTTAAATAACTACGCAGAATCTGTTGTTGGAACTGCATACACAACACTAGATGGTGTGTATAGGGCAGAAAGAGTAACTGAACCACATGCTGGTATTGTAACCGTAACTTGCATGTTTGCTCTACAGAATGGTGGTGCAATTCAAGTTAACACAAACAACAATACCGATGGAATACATGGAAAATATTCATGGGGTAAGATTTTTGATTATCAAAACCGAGCAATATTTTCACCAAAACACTTCAATGTCAACACTATGAATGGTCTTACTGGTATTTCTACATCAGCTGATGTATTCAGAACTAGAGGTCTAAAGTAATCATAACATTTATCCACTAAATAAAAGAAAAGTATCCAAGTAAAATGCCTGCTATAATTACTGAGCAATTCAGAGTGATGAATGCCGAAACTTTTGTAAACAGTTTGGTTTCGGTGGGTAACACTGCTAACATTTATTATACTTTTATTGGTCAACCAAATAGCTTAGATTCTCAAGCTGGTGGTTCTCCTAATTGGGGAACAGGACCTTCACCGTTAGACGGGTTTGAAGAGGAAAATTCTATAAAAGAAACTATTCTTGCAATGAAGAAGGTGACAAAGCAAGATGTTAGAAGAATGGTTCGTAAGGTAAGCTGGGTTTCTGGCTCTACCTATGAAATGTATCGTCATGACTATAACATTTATAGTCAGACTCCAGTAACAAATCAACCAAATCTTTATTCCTCAAATTTTTATGTCATTAATGAGGATTTCCGAGTTTATGCTTGTTTGCAAAATGGTACTGACCCAGAGAATCCTAAGGGTAGACCATCTTTTGATCAACCAAGTTTTGTAGACTTAGAACCAAGACCAGCAGGAACGAGTGGTGATGGTTATATTTGGAAGTACTTATTTACAGTAAAACCATCAGAGATTGTAAAATTTGACTCTATTGAATTTATTCCTGTTCCTGAAGATTGGGGAACGACAGGAGAATCCATCTCTACAAAAAATAATGCTGTAGATGGTAAGGTAGAAATTATTACTATTACCAGTAGAGGTATTGGATATCAACCAATTTCAAAATCATTCACCAATATTCCTATTTTAGGTGATGGTGAGGGAGGAAAAGCAACCATTACTGTTGATTCTTTTGGTAAAGTTTCTGAAGTATTTGTTACTGATGGTGGTAAAGGATATACCAAAGTAATTATTGAATGCCAACCAGGTGCTCCTGGAATTCCATCTGAGCTATCAAACTCTGGTTCACTAGCAACGTTTGATGTAATTATTCCACCAAAAGGTGGTCATGGATATGATATTTACAGAGAACTTGGTGCATATAGAGTTCTAGTTTATTCTCGTTATCAAACAGATGAGTCAAATCCAGATATTATCTTAGGTAATGATTTTGCTAGAGTTGGAATTATAAAGAATCCAATGATTCTTGGTAGTGATACAGAGAAACTCACCACTGGTGAAGTAAGTGCTCTAAATTCTTTAAGATTGACAGGAGTTACCACACAAACAACTTACCCAGTAGATTCTATTATTACTCAAACTACTGGTTTGGGTGTAACTGCTATTGGTTATGTTGCTTCTTGGGATGATGTTACTGGTGTATTGAAGTATTATCAACCAGTAGGATTAGCAACAGCTGGTGTAAATTATAAAATCAATAAGTTTACATCCACACCATCTGGTGGTGGTTCTTTCAGTATAAATTGCCCTAAGATTGTAGGTCCAGCACTCAGCATAGATACTGACTTTACGGGTATTAGCACTGTAATAAATAATAGGACATATCAGTTGGGCAGCAACTTTGTGGCTGGAATTTCGTCAGCAGAGTATAACAAAAAATCTGGTGAAATAATCTATATCGATAATAGAAAAGCAATTCCAAGGTCCACAAGCCAAAAAGAAGATATTAAAATCGTACTGGAGTTCTAAAGTCAAATGCCACAAAATACTAATTTAAATGTATCTCCATACTTTGATGATTTTGATGCAGACAAAAATTATCAAAGGGTATTATTCAAACCAGCAACTCCTTTACAGGCAAGAGAATTAACGACTTTACAGTCTATTCTACAAAATCAAATTGAGAAATTTGGACAGCACTTTTTCAAAGAAGGTTCTGTTGTAATACCTGGACAGGTTTCTTATGACTCACAATATACTTCTGTTCAAATTGATGAGTCTCATTTAGGTGTTCCAATATCACTTTATATTGAAAACTTAGTCGGAAAAACGATTAGAGGAGAAAATAGTGGTGTTACTGCAAAAGTAGAAAATTTTATCACTAAAACACAATCAGATAGAGACAATTTTACATTATATCTCAAATATCAGAGTTCAAGTGAAAATGACTTCTCTACAAATACATTTGTAGATGGTGAAAATCTGGTAGCAGAAGAGGATATTTTTTATGGAATATCCGCAATTAGACAAGGTTCCACTTTTGCTACTACAATTATCCAAAATTCTACTTCAGTAGGATCTGCTGCAAAAATTGCTGCTGGAGTATATTTTATTAGGGGATTTTTTGTAGAGGTAACTCCACAAACTGTAATTTTAGACCAATACGATAACACACCATCTTATAGAGTTGGATTGCTAATCAATGAAGAGTTAGCAGTTGCATCTAACTCTTATAATGATTTATTTGATAATGCACAGGGTTTTTCTAACTTTTCAGCACCTGGTGCAGATAGACTAAAATTTGGACTTACTCTAATCAAAAAAGAGATAGACGATTTTAATGACGAAAACTTTGTTGAACTCATAAGAATTGAAGAAGGAGTTTTACAAGAGTTTGTAAAAGATAGTTTCTATAACTTAATCAGAGATGAATTAGCAAGAAGAACTTATGATGAATCTGGTGATTATTATGTAAGACCATTCTCTCTTACTGTAAAAAACTCATTAAATGATAGAATTGGAAATGATGGTGTTTTCAATGAAACTCAATCTACGAAATCTGGAAATACTCCAAGTGATAATTTAGGTTCATTATTAGTTTCTCCTGGTAAAGCAGTTGTTCGTGGTTATTCACTTGAAACTATTGATACCACTATTGTTGATTTTGACAAGCCAAGAACCACAGAAAAAGCAGAAAATCAGGCAATTCCATTTAGTGTAGGAAGACAAATCTTTGTCAACAATGTTAACGGTTCTGCACCAGTTGGATTTGGAACTACTTCACAAGTAAGTCTTTTTGATACTAGAACTGATTTAGCAGGAGTATCCTCTGGTCAAAAAATTGGTGTTGCAAGATTATATGATCTAAAACTTAGAAATGCAGAGTATCAAGATGCATCAACTCAATTTGAAGCATCTTTGTATGATGTTCAAACATACACAGTCTTATTGCTGAATACATCCACTAATTTGGACAAATCAACTTATGTTGAAGGAAAATCTAGTGGTGCTAGTGGGTTTGTTGTTGAAGATGTAGTTTCTTCTAATCAAGTAAAACTTTATCAAGTATCAGGTACATTTAAAAAAGAGGAATCATTATCGTTTAATGGAATTGATGATGGTAGAATAATTACAAATATTCGTGATTATTCATTATCAGATGTTCATCAAATTGTTGGTGACAACTACACTGCTGGTCTTGGAACATTTACTGCAGACCCAGTTTTATCACAATCGACTACTCTTACAGAACCTGGTGCTCAATTCACCATTAGTGCAGATACTTTAGGTGTCAGTACAGTAACAAGTTCAAGTCCAAATCCATTTGTTGGAATCAAGACTGGTGATATTGTTTCATATACAAAGCAGGGATTTACCATTCCTACTTTCAATAAAGTTACACAAGTAACAGCAAGTGCATTGCGAATTGGAGCAGTTAGTGATTTATCCAATATTAATGATGGTGCTCTCCCCTCAGCTGCGATAACTTCTAGTGATTTTAAAAAGGTTTCTCTTGAAGTTTTGAATACTTCAAATGCCTTCTTATATGCTAAGTTAAACAATAAAAATGTTGAGAGTTTAGATTTAAGCACTTCTTCTATCATTGTTAGAAAATCATATAAGATTACAGTATCAGCAAATGCATATTCTGCTACTTTAGAATCTGATATTGATTTAACATTAGAACCATTTGATGAAGAAGATTACACCCTTGCATTTACTGGTGGAACTGTAGAGTCATTAAACAACCAAAAAGTTGCAGTTTCTGGAAGAACAATTGCTCTTGCTGGTTTAAGTGGCAATGGTGATGCTATTTTAACAGTAACATATAAGAAGGTAAACACTACAGAAAAAGCAAAAATTTATAACAGATGTGAAAGTTTGGTTATTGCTGGTTCAAACCAAACTTCATCTGGTATTGGGAGAACTACACTAAATGATGGTCTTCAAATCAACAATTACTATGGTTTGAGAGTACAGGATAAAATTATCTCACTGAATATTCCAGATGTAGTTGATATTCTTGGAATTTATGAATCGGGAACTACAAGTGATCCAGTTCTCCCAAGAATTCACTTTAGTGCATTAAATTCAAGCATTGGAAATCTAATTAAAGGTGAGAAAATAATTGGTTCTAATACTGGAGCAGTTGCAGCATTTGTCTCTTCTGATGGTATAAACAGTGTTGAAATTGTTTATCTAAATGAAAATAGATTTGCACTCAATGAGGAAGTTACTTTCCAAGAAACCAGTATTACTGGAACAATTAGTGCCGTTGATGTTGGTGATAAAAATATCAAAGATAACTTTATTTTAGATAATGGGCAAAGACCAGAAATTTACGATTATTCTAGATTAATTAGAAAATCTCAAGTATCTTCACCAACTAAGAAGATTAGAGTAATTTATAACTGCTATAGTATTTCTTCTTCATCTGAAGGTGATTTTGTATCTGTAGATTCTTATGGAAGAGACAGATACGGAAATGACATCTCAACAATCAATGGTGTTAGAAACTCCGACATGATTGATTTGAGACCAAGAGTAACGTCTTTTAATCCAGATGCAGCAGATAAATCCCCATTTGAATTTAATGCAAGATTGTTTGCATTAAATGCCAACTCTTCAAATTCTATCGTAGCAAAAGATAGAACAATTAATTTATCATATAACTACTATCTACCTAGAATTGATAAATTATTCCTTACTAAAGAGGGAACATTTAGTCTCAATTCAGGTATACCATCACTATCACCAAAAGCACCTAACAAGTTAGATTCTGCTCTTGAAGTTGCAACGATATATTATCCAGCATATCTTTACAATGTTAAAGATGTAAGAGTATCACTATCTACACATAAGAGATATACCATGAAGGATATCTCTAGAATTGAAGATAGATTATCTAATGTTGAATTCTACAGTTCTCTATCATTGTTAGAGACAGATACGAAAAATCTTACTATTAGAGACCCTAAAACTGGCCTTGATAAATTTAAGTCAGGTTTCTTTGTTGATAACTTTAAGTCATATGATGGTGGTGATTTGTCAAACCCAGTCTACAGGGCATCTGTAGATACTGCTTATGGTTATCTGAGACCACAACACTATACAACTGCTGTTGACTTGGTTGTTGGTTCTGAGGCAATTATTGGTATTGGCACTACGTCTAATCCAAACGTTG